AACTTGAGTTGCTTTGAGTCGGCCTCGAGCTTCTTTAGTAGAAGTTTCTCTGAGGTGTAGATCTTGTAATATTTATGGTGTAGCTGAGGGATCTTTAGCGACTCGTTTGAAAGCTCAGTTCTATCTATCTGACTATCAACTTCCCAAAGTGCAAGTATGTTTTCGATGTTCAATGATCTCATCCTAAACGTGATTATAATATAAACTATGTTTTATAGTATCATGATCTTACTAAAAAGTAAACTATATTTTACTTAATTCATAGAACATATATTTAAATGCAACCGTACAGGTCATGTAGTTAACCGACTCATCTGTGGTCGAGAACTGAAGTGGACCTACCGATATAGGGATGCACTCTCTAAAGTTAACTTGATAGTTGGCAACTTTTGTACTGGCAGATATCAGTAAAGTTATATCAGACCTAATGCCCTTACCCGATGTTATTGACTTGGCTGCAATTACTTGGTATTGATTGAAGTCTGCAGGAAAACCTAGCTCGGTAATCCAGTTAAACACTTCTAAGTAGTTCTGTAAATCTTCATCAACTTTAAAAGTTACGTTTAAGTCGCCAAAGTAGAGTCTGTCACCTGTCATTGGAATATTAGAGAACGGCGTAGGCTGTAGCGGGTTCTCAAAAGACACGCCAGGTAGGTTAATAGACTGTATAAAGAAGTTTACATGTGGTGCTCTCTGGAGCGAGAACTCAAAGTTTAGTGGACTAAGAAAGTTCTTATTGATCGGGGTATTGTCAAGTGCTGACATGTTTATCTCCAGATAGATTCATATCTATTTATGAAAGGGATATAACCCTATTATATAAGGTATTCCAAGAATGTCAAATAAAAAAGGCGACCCGAAGGCCGCCTAATTTATGTCTGGTTAACCCAGATCTTTTTAAATCACATAAGGTTGTTGACGATAATACGACGATAGTACTTGTTCGTATTAAAAGCAAGTTCGCCTGCACCCTTTGTAAGGCCCTCAGCGAATGGATTTGCAACCATTCCGTAACGAGTCTTAAAGCCGATCTTTGGCTGGAAGGTCGACTGATCAACCGCACGAACCATCTGAAGAGGAACGTATGGGCAGTAGAACAGACCGGCATCGAATGCCGAAGAACCCTTATAACCAACGGTCAGGTAGTTTCCGCCGATCGCATAAGGATCGATGTAGACACGAAGGCGACCATTGAGGACACCAGCGAAGGTGTTACCCGTGTCGTCAACCTGAAGGTTGTTGCTGTTAAGAGCAGGCGTGTAGTCAAGAACACCAGCCATCTGAAGAGCCGAAGCAACGTCCGACGAGCAGATGACGATGTTACCCTTGCCGCGACGTGTCTGCTTGGCAATCTGGTTAGCTTCGCGTTCAAGCTGGAACATAAGACCCTTGAACTTCTCAACCGACCAACGACCGTTAGAATCGGTATCAAGATCGAACACACCGGCAGTCGTTGTGTTTTCCTGAGCGCCAGAAACAGCGGTGATGTTGATGGTACGAACGACTTCACGATTGATTTCCGCAAGGATTTCAGCCGAAAGAATGTTCGTCAACTCTGTCTCAGCGTCAAGACCGTGAATGGCCTTAAGATCCTGAGCAAGTTCCATCGTGTATTCAGCCTTGAGGGCGCGGGTCTTAGCAGTGACCGTAACCTTCTCGATGGTGAATGCCATCTGGTTGAAGTTGTTACCCGAGTCAACGCCGAGCGACTCAGCGAGAGACGTTGGGATAGCCGAACCCGTGTTGTAGGTAGCAGTGTTCACCATTGGGGTGGTGTTTGTCTGACCTGGGATCGTACCGAATGCACCCTGACCGAAGGTCGAGTTACCCGAAAGAGCGTTTGTGCCCGTCGAGAACGCTGTATTGACTTCGTTGTAGAATGTTTCGTTGTCCTGCATCTGGAGATTTGCATATCCGTTTGCGCCGGTCTGGTTAGCATAGCGCGAACGCATTGCGAAGATCAAACCAGTTGGGCCTGTCATTGGCTGAACGCCGCAGATGTCATAGGCAATAAGGTTAGGCATCGAACGACGAACGAGCGAGATCAACACTGGATCGAAGGTGTCAATACCACCAGCTCCAGCTGCCGAGCTCGATGTACCCATGAAGTTAACAGGGGTCGACGAAACGGTTTCGTTAAGAGTAGTAAAGGAACCATGGGCTCCCGATTCCATGAGAGCACGTTCTGTATTCTCGAGGACGACTGCAGTTACGGAACGGCGGGTCTGGTCTTGGATCTTAGGAAGATCCGCGTGCTCCAGAATGGGCTGCCATTTTCTTTGAATTTCCTCAGCTAGATACATTAGTGTCTCCTTTTCTTATCTAGGACGTATTTTATTTATATACTATTACTTTTTAATTGATCTTGAGATAGCCTGAACGTACTTGTTGACCGATGGGTCAATGTGTACGGACTCGGTCAATGAGTTGCCTTCAAAAGTCTCTTCTTCAATGTTTGAAGAAGTGAAAGACTTCTTCTCAGTTCCGAAGTAGTTTTCTTTGATGACCGAGAGCTTTTTCTTGTAGGTGCTCAAGTCGCCGTCAAAGTCGATACCCTCGGAAAGGGCGGCGAACTTCTCTTGCTGCGATAAAGCCAAGCCCTCCATCATGGAGTCTAGAACATTATCTTTTTCTACCTCGACGAGGGCTTTCTTAAGCTCTACGTTTTCAGAGATTAGTGCATCTTGTCTGCTCTCGAGCTCTTCGACCTTCTCGGCCATTGTCTCGAGCACATCAACTTTGTCTTCTGGGATATCGATGTAGTGCTCTGTAAACAAACCCTTCATCCCATCGATGAAGTCAGTAACGAGTTCGTTGCGGAGGGTTGACTCAACAGCTACTTCGTTCTCGTTCATCCAGTTCTCAACGACGTAGTCAAGATAAGTATCAACTTTAGAGGTGACCTCCTCCGTGATATTTTCAATGGCTTCATTGAGATAGTTATCATACTCTTCTTCAAGTCTTGCGACTTCGAGGTTGATGCGCGCACCGACAGCAGCCTCAAAGAGTGTAGTTGCTTTTTCTTTAAACTCTTCTGTAAGGTCTTCGCCGGCAAACATCTCTTCAACGTCTTCTTTAACGCCGAGCTTTGGCATCGGCATCTTTGTCTTAGGACCAATTCCGTTCGACATGTCGATCGTCGATGCGTTCTTTGCAGAGTTATCGCCAACGCCATAGGTCTTGCCTGGGCCGAACTGCGACATCGTATCGTTGAACCACTTAAGCAAGTCATCTTTGCCCATTCCGCTCATTGTATTGGTTACGTGATTCATCACTTCCAATTTTGACTTTGGATTTTCAATGGCGCGTGCACCTGGATGAAGCGAGCTTGCGGCTGCAGTTTCTTCATGAACGTACTCTTCTTCGTACGGCTCTGCCACTGCTTTTGGTCTTTCTTTCTTGCCGGCCTTGCGAGCAACATCTTTAGGAGAATCTTTTTCCCAGTCAGATCCTTGAAAGTCCGTAACCGGTTTATCATTTAAGCGACGACCTGCAATAGCAATGGTGCTATCTTTGGCATTGCGCATTGTCTCGTGGTGCTGCTGACGAGCTTTATGGTGTGCTTCTTGTTTTCCAAGCTCTGCTATGCGAGCGGCGTGGGCTTCTTTGGACTCACCTTTTCTAGGACCTTTGGCCGTTTCTCTTTCTTTTTCGGCTTTGGTTTTCTGCCAAGCAGTCTGATGTGCTCTATACTTCTCATCGTGGAATGCTCTACGTGGGACGGCTCTTTGAGCAAGCAACTTACCGATAACTTCTTTTGAAGGTGTTTCAATAAGCGTTGACTCGTCGATCATCTGGAGCAACTCAAGATCAGAAAGATCAAAGTAATCTTCTTCAGTTATATCAAGTGCCTCGAGGATATATTCTACTGTAATTTCGTTAGACATTTAAGGTCTCCTTCTAGAATTTATAATTATTTATAATAAAATTATCTCTTAAACGCCAAAGAATTCATGTAGTCTTCAAAGATGGCCATCTTGCTCTCTTCGAGACTTGACTTGCTCATCTTATGAATCATCTTCTTGGTGTTATCTAATTTCTCTTCGAGCCATGTATCTTTCACCGGATCATAGAGCCACTCAACATTCTCCATAATACCCTTAACATAAGCGTCTGGCGCAGATGGATCAGCAACTATGTCGGCTGCTGTAGCAAGACGAAAATCGTCCTGTACTTCCATGATGCCGTCTTTAGTAGGCTTCAACGATCCAAGACCACGAGAGGAGGCACCTAGACCAGCTCCAGACTTTATAAGGCCCTTGGCGATGTTACCCATAGGGGTGTCGGTAAGTCTTGCCTTGCCGATCCAGTTATCACCGTCTCTCTTGAGCTCAGTGATGATGTGCGACACGCGATCTAGGTTGATGCTCGGACCCTGTGGATGCCCAAGTTCACCATAACCACGATTATTCTTTACAACATCATTCATATATCTATCGACTTCTTTTTCCATTATATGTGAAGGATAGATACGTCCGTTACGGTTCTTCTTATTAGCTTGTAAAAAGATACCATGTATGTAGTGTTCTTTCTCGCCAGATTCTTTGACTTCTGAAAGGTACTCAATGTTCTCGGATAGTTCTGTGATTAACTTCATCTTACGCTCCGGAGAATGCTACAGGAACTGCCTGTACAGAAGAGTCAGAAGCGTTAGACGAGAGGTAATCTGTTGGATTCTTAACCAATAGAACTTCCTGGCCACCCACTACACTGATACTATATTTAGCTGTTGTATTTGCATAGTAACATGTGACAAGATGAGCTGAAGCTGTTGTACCCATATGAGTAACTCTAACAAGAGTTGCTGCATTATATGTATTAGTGGTAGTCGTATTACATACTGCCTCTAATGCTAATGGCTTTAAGATGTGTGTCATACGTTCATCCCCGCGTGATCGACATTCATTCCTGGAAACGTCATTGGTGTATCTGACTCGTCTTCTTCTTCCTTGTGATTACCAAAGATCATATAGTCATGCACGTCTGAGACGAAGCTCTTTGCCTGTGCGATCTTTGCCTGTACCCATGGCTCAACATGCATTCCCTCTGGCATCGCCATAGCAAGATGCATAGCCTTATTAGCAAGAGCCTTAAGCTCAGACTTGACCATTTCGGCTGCCTCATCTGAAACACCACGAGGCTTATTATCATGATCGGTGTATCCGTATCCTACTGCTGACTCATTGCGCTGCTTAGAATAGTAAGCTGCTAAAGCCATCTGCTTGCGCTTCTCTTTTGACTTACCTTTAAACTGAGGAGCATCTGATTTTTGAAAATCTTTAATAGTCTCACCCGCTGTTGTTGACTTAGTTAGAATTTCATCAAGTTCTACTTCTTCTTTTCGAGTTCTTCTAGCAAGCATAGCAGCACCAGCTTCTCTATTTTTAATTTTATTTTTAGGATAAAGAAGACCTCTGCTTATATCACTTTTTACAGCCGCCTGAGCATCTTTATATCTATCAAGAGTACCTCCAATTTTATCATTGAGCTCTTTGATGGTCTTCGTATCGTAGCACTCTGCCATGCCGTGAACTGGACACGCAACACCTTTAGCAGAGTGGTTGCACTGCGCATCTTCAGCTTTTTTTGCTTCGTATACTTTCTTGTCATCGCCTCTCTTGTGGCCATAATTCTTCATATTTGAACTATAGTGATCTTTGGCGTCGGCGTTAGACTTATTGCCTACGCGGTCGTCGTGCTTCTCAACCTCGTGCTTAGCAGCAAACTTGACCTCGTCACCGGCCTTTGGCTCGTAGCCATCCAATGACATGGATCCTTTCTTGGATGACTTAACACCGTTTAAGATGTCTTTAAGCGTCTTGACCATTGTCCTTGTCCTCTTCTTCTTGGTCTCTAAAAATCGTTTGAGCCATCTCTGTTTTCTTGTCATTGATCGCTATAGCTAGTCTGTCTACCATAAGCGAATTAAATGCGTTCTCAAACTCAATAGGCTGTTGATTTAGTGAGAACTTTACCAAGTCATCGGTTGTATATTCTGTCATGTTTATCTCCAACTATTTATTTTTTGCTAACACTTGAACCGCGGACTTAAACCTAGACTGCTCTTGCGGCGACCTATTCCCTTTCTTCTTTGACAGAAGATTTACTTGGGTCTTTGCGTCTGCTAGTTTTCTAATCTTATTGTCTGTCTCGGGCGTGGCGTCGGTGTCCTCGTCCGCTGCTAGAGGCTGCACCTCGTCGCTCTGCTCTTGGTCCATCATCATCTGCTGGTCCATAGGAGACAACCAGCGTTCATCACCAGAGTTAGCCTCTTCGTCAATCTGCTCATCCATCTCCTCGATGTCTTCGTCAGACTGTTGTAGTATATTCTTACGTGCCCACTCATGTGACCAGTACTTACCTAGGAACTCTTGAACGTTGCGAACTAGGTTAACACGGTTCTCAATCATCTCGCCGTCTTTGAGCTCGGCGAAATAATTATCCTTAGAGAAGTCATACTTAATATCTTGCTGGATATTATCAAAGTCCTCAATAGACATGACCTGCTTAAGTACTAGTTGCTTCTCAAGCATTCTGGTAAATAGAATAGCAAACTTATTACGAAGGCGTGATATGAATCTATCAAACTTAAGCTCGTCTCTAGTCACCTCTGTAGCACGACCAAGCGAGAACAAGGCGTCTGAATTGAGGCGATTAATAGGAACGTTAAGTGTCTGGTATAGTTTCTTTTGGAAGTATAGAACGTCATCCATCTGACCGAGTGTCTGACCACCGGGAAGTGTTGTCACCTCTGTACCTCTACCACCCTCGCGGCGTGGCAGCCAGTAATCTTCCAACATAGTCATAAACTTACGATCGTCGCGAACCTCGCCGGTCGCACCGTCATAGATAAGACGATTCTTATGCTTGGTCATGATGTCTTTAAGATACTGCTCAGCCTTCATCTTAGGAAGGTTACCAACGTCAATGTACCACACTCTGCGCTCTGGTGCTCTTGCTAGTCTATAGATAACAAGTGCATCTTCCAGTGCCCTCAGCTGGTTCAACGCTTTAATAGCTTTGTGCATATAGGAGAGAACCATCGTTCCCTGCGTGTCGGTTAAACCCGACGTAATGTGTAGGATAGAGTCCTTTGCGATCTTCAATCCAGAAGTGGCAGGACCAACAGTCTTATTGCCATAGCTGAATCCCTTGTCATTGAAGACATAGTACTCATTTTGGACTTTCTGTATGTAAGACTCATTAGTGACGTCGCCCTTGACCTTTTGTTTACTGATCTCACGAACTTTACGGATCTTGCGTGGGTCGATATAGCGAACTTCTTTGATACCCATCTTAGGATCGTTCTTATCTATCAGTACATGATAGTAGAGGCGACCATCAACGTACCAGCGACGATAGATCTCATACGCATGCTTTTGGAAGTCAAGGATATTTAAGATGTTATTAAACTCGTCCCGGATAGCCTTCTTCATTTGATCCGAGATGTTGATATTATCAAGGTTTACTGAAACAATATTTGGCTCGTCTATAGCCATTGTCTCGTTGACTATCTCGTCAACCGCCGCGTCGATCTCTGGCTGAAGTGCCATCTCTCTATATTTTGTTACTAGCTCTGCTTCTGTTCTTACCGTACCGTCCAGGTCGATATAAGTGCCAAAGCTAGCACCCGCTGCAACTACTACGGCCCCATCGTCTTGGTCCTTCGGAGCGAACGTTGCGATGGGGTCGTTAGGTAATTTTCTTTTAAACTCGAAACCGAATAATTCCATATTGCTCTCCAAAGAGGAAGTGGCTAGTTAGTTGTGCCCCTTCCTGTAATAATATATCAAGAGGCTATGCCTACTCTACTTTTACGTAGAGATAGGTGATATAGCCTGTCCTAAGTAAGGATTAACGGTCTCGTCACGAGGCAGCCAGTAATCATATGTAAATGTTGTAGTAAACGTTTCGATCTGGTTCTGTGAGTCCCAGTCAAGCGTGATGGCGTCGACGACTGTTGGGAACGCGCCGATGATATCATACGCTCTAATTTGAGAACCGTCCTTACCGTACTGAATGACCGTCAGGTCAGTCTTGTAAGAGTTCTCATTGAGAGAGTATAGTGTATCGCGAACGTTTGACTCCATACGATTTAGAGAGTTTGACCACTTCTCAAACATCGAGCGAACTAAGAAGTCTTCGTCGTTCATCACCGTGACCGACCAGTCTGCGAATGTTCTATCTCCGGCAACCTTGACCTTACGTCCGAAGTAAGGGATCTCGACGTTACCGATGGTCGCTGCAGGGAGCTGGGCTGCCCTGCAGGTAAATCTAAACTTGTCTGCTGAGGATTGATCTGCGCCGACCCCGACCGGAATTCTAAGATATACTTCGAAAAGTGCCGGACGAGTTCCACCAAATGTTAGCCCTCTAGACTTGAAGGTACTAATATTAAAACCTGATGCCATTTGTGTTCTCCTTATTATTCTTATTTATCAGAATTTACCGATGATTTCTGAGAACTGAACACCAGTACGAACAGCAACAAAGTTAAGCTGAATGTAGTTGATGGAACGGGCCGGCTTGATGTAGATGTCACCAATGAACCTGTTACCGTCAATAACCTCAGCCGTATTGTTTGTTCCATCGCAGACCACTGTATAGTCAGTGATACCACGACGACCCTGGATGTCTCTCAGATAAGGATTCACAAGGGCCTTAAACTGTGCTCTCGTGAAGTCATCGTTGAACTCAAACAGGAAGAACTTAGCTGCTGTAGCAATTGCCTTCTCTAGGACGATGAAGAGACGACGAACGTTGATGTGATCGAACGCCGATGCCTTAGACTGTAGTGTCTTATCACCGAATAGAACTGTTCCCTGACCAGGGAACGTAACCACTGGGTTTACGTTGTGCGAGTACAGAAGATCTCTATCGGCCTTCGAAGGATTATAGCGAAGCTTGACGAGGTTCTTGATCTGTCCACGATTGAAGCCCGCAGGCGACCACCATGGATCGCGTATATTATCCGTGCGAACACAGAGTCCACCGATATCACCGTTCGTTGGTACATAGCGGTATACGTCATTGTAGCGATCGTACATGTACTTATATCCAGAGTCCATGACTGCATAGCTACTGTCATGAAGAGCACCACGGAAGTTAACTAACGACGTGGCCTCTGCGCCAGGATTAGATCTAACTAAGTTATCATCTGGCGAGATAAGAACTATACAGTCTTTTCTAACCTCTGCGATATTATCGATGAGATAATTAGCCAACTGAAAGTTGCTTATAGTCTGACCATTTACTACTGTCGTGCCACCGGTCGGCTTACCCTGAAGGATCAAGGCAACATCAACGTCTTCCGATGAGATGTACTTGTCGTATCCAGTAGCTAAGACTGATAGAGGGGCTGTAGTCTCTGTGTAACCATCTGTACCACCGGTAAAATCGAAGTCAAAAACACGATTAGTATTGGTAAGATTAGCTGCTGTTGCAGACTCGATACCCATGGTCTCATTAACAGCCCAAACATACTTAGAAGACTGGTTGATTACATCTTTCCAGAAGTTACCTGCGCCACCAACGGTGGTAGCGTCTGTAGCTCTTGAAAGATTCGTGTATGTTTCTAAGACTGTTCCTGGGGATCCTGTAAACTTACCTAAACTATCAGTTATGACAATATGGATACCATCGACAACACTTGGGTTAAATGTAGCTTGATAGTCTGTAGTTTTTGGAGCTGAACCAGTTGTTGGCGCATGCTGCCATGAACGCTTAATGATGCTATTATCTGTATATCCAGTATTATAGTTGGTTGACAACTTATAAGTCGTGGTGAACGTGATGTTAGCCGCTGCAGTGTCAGAACCGCCACCGATGACGAACGAAGCGGCACCAACAGAAGCAACTTGAAGAAGTTGTGTTCCGATAGATGCGTTACCAACAGTGATAAAGTCACCAACTGCAACGTTAGCTACGAAAGCTGCTCCGAAGGTATTAGCTTGTGTCTGGGTTACAGATGCTGTAGTATTAGCTTTAAAGTAAACCACT